TGAATATTTCCGTGCCGATACGGTTTAATATGTGATTGAGTGTTGTTCCAAGTGTTTGTGCGTTAGTTCCTGTCAGGTCTAGCGCGTCTATAAACGCTGCTAGTCCGTCCGGTAACACGCTGTTGCTCAATGCTAAGTCCGCTTTATCGCTGACGCTTTTTATTGCCGCGTCAATTTTATCCATTGACTTGTTGTATTGGTCAAGTAGATTTGCGGAATTTTCAGCTTCGTACTTTTCCAGTGCGTAATTTGTGGTGTTAGTCATGATTTACCCTTTCATACTAATGGTGGATATTGTTCGCCGGTTGCGGGATTAGTGACACGTGGCGTGGTATCGTCAAATATGGTAAGATTGCCGATTGCGGATGTTTCGTCGGTTCGGTGTTCGGCTAGTTTGTCGGTGTTAATATCGGCTATTTGCGTGACACGCGCGCCATATACCGCTAGTTCGCGGTACAAATCACGAAGCGCGGTTTTACTATCCGTATATTCACCCTTTGTAACGTTCCATACTAGCTGTGTGTCTCCTATATGGCCGATTTGTTCTTGCAGTTGCGCTATGGCAACGGCGTAGTTGTTTATGTGCGCTTCAATGTTTTTTATTCTTGTATCATAGTCGGCTAATGTTTTGTTTATGTCGGTCACGATTTCGTCAAGATACGCCGTTATGTGATCGATTTCACATGCAATGTGCTTTATGATTTCTTCTTGACTTTTGGCGTTCCAATAGAATGCGGGTATAGCGGGCGTGTACGGCCATACCGAGAAAAACGGGAGCAGTGGAAACATGTGCATTATCCTTTCAATAATTGTTTATGTTGGTCGTCCATAATGGGCTAAAACATGTTTCAAGGTGGTCGAGCAGCATTACGTCTATATCGACGTAATCACCGTTCCTTATGCGATTGGCTTTGTCCATGAAATCACCGTTGGCGATCGTCTCGTATTGGTTATCCGTCGCGTTGCTTGCGTAGTCTTGGTTTTCAGCCAATTGCGTTGCGGGGAAATCACTGTAGACGGTTCGCATTTTGTGCCATATGTCGTTATCGCTGAGGATTATATCGGGATTATTGCTTACAAGCGCATAGAGCGGGCGCAACGTCGGCATGATTTCTTGAATAAGACGTAAAAAGTGCCGTCGCCATCTTGACGGCGGCATAACGCCTAGTTCCCGATCAAAAAAACGATTTTCGATTTTCTTGCAGCAGCGCGTGTATTGCGCGTCATCATAGGCGACGGCCTGCCATGACCATGCGGCATTATTCCAGTCAACACCACCGGGCACGTCAAGCAGTTCGCCAAAAGTGTATGTCATCACGCCGTGAAAATCGTCGCGCGATTCACACGGCTGATAATGGTTTATGTCATTCTGCATTGTCATCGTCGTTCAATCTTTCAACGTCCGTCAAGTAAGCGTAGTTGCGAGAAACATTGTCTTCATTCCACACAACCTGTATTGGTTCCTTGATGTATTTTTTAAATCTTGTGTTAAGGATGTCGCACGCGGCACGCCGTTCCTCTAATTCGCTGAGTGCGCGTAGATCAGTCGGTTCGCCATAGTCGTTAATTTCGTCGGCGGTCTGCCGTTCCATTTTCAACGGTAGATTTTTAATGCCTAGCGATTGATAGAACGCGTTCCAAGTGTTCTGTATATCGTTCTGCAATTCCATGCCGATATATTCGACGTTGGTTTTCAGCACGTTCGCTTTCATCGAATCAGTGAAGCCGGGTGTCGCCATGATTGCCATTTCACCGCCTGAGATTTGTTTAATAACGTTAATGCCCGCCGTCTGTTGTCCGGCTGGAACCTCAAGAATGAACGGTGTTTTTTGGTTGAAACGGTTTTGTCTTCGTGTCATGTATAAATCTTCGATTTCATGTGCAAAAAATTCTATAGTCGGAATGAGTGGCGTACGGGCGCGGTTAGCGTAGATGAAAACACCATTGGAATTGTTAACCGGAAAACGCCAACCGTTAATACCGTAACTATCCCATTTTCGCGGTTTATAATACACGTTGAAATTCGACGTCGGCACCGCTTGCGTACTGAAAAACACGCCCGGTTTACTATGCGGAAACGCGATCGTGGCGTAACCGAAATACAATAGATTGTATTCGAGAAACCACGCGTCGCATGTTTTCGGCAGATTCAACCACTTAAACCTTGACAGCGCAATATTCAACATTTGAGAATACGCCATCGAATACGCTTGCGAGTTGAGCGCTTGTGATTGCTGCCACACCGGTGCGCCACGTTCGCCCATTTCCGCACGGGTCAACGGCCTTTTATGCGTGCGTTTACGTCCCATACTTCCTACCTTTATAGATTGTCGTGTGTGAAGTCGCCGCCGACTTCCTCGGGTTCCGTCCATATTGTAACACCGTTGCTGAAAATATCCCTGATCGTCTGCAATTGCTCGTTTTGCGCAAATGGACAGATAACCCATATGTCCGCACATTGCCAATACGTGAAATGCTTGCAAGGTGTCAACGACGGCTTATTGTAGAGTTTGTTGCTTGCGATACCATAGCGTAGCATGTAATCGCCCGCCGCCGCGATCGCGCCATTGTCTTCGGTGACGATTTTCATGGTCATGGTGTCAAGCCCCGTGGCCTGTCTGAAATTGTCGCCGCCATATGCGCCAACAGGCTGCGCGGTGTGGTTGAGTAAGTCGCGCCATGCGGCGTTAACGTTGGAACGCGTGTTTATCATGGCACGTTTGGCATTATTCACACTCTGATTACGTGACGCCGACGCGTTCGCATTCGATGTGTTCGCATTGTTGGCCGCAATACCGCTGTTTGCAGCGTTGCTTGCATTCGTATTATTGGTATTAAGCGTTGTGGATTGAATGTTTTGCGTGCCCGCCATTGCGATACTGACGCTATTGGCCTGTCCATTGTATTTTTTCGCTGCGAACGCTGCCGCATCATTGTACGCTTGCTTGTAACCGGCTTCCGCAGCCGTCTTGGATGCGCCGGTGGCAAAACTTGCACTTGACAAACCGACGCTTCCGGCTGCGCCGAGTCCCGCAGCCACCATAGGCGCCGCAGCACCGCCCGTCGCGGCCGTAACCGCTATGCCGGTTGCCGCCGTACCTATCGCACCTATTGCCGCGGTGACGGTACCAATCGCACTCGCCGTGATTTCCGTGTCTACGAGTTGCGTTGTCAAATCTAAGGTAGCCGTATTCATTTCGTCGATTTTGTTGTTAGACGCACTAAGCAGCAAATTTTGCTGTGTCACGTTGTTTTTGTAGATTTCGTTAGACGCATTGTTTGAATTAGCCGTTACGGTGGAATTGAGTGCGTTCGTCAGGTTCGTATTGGCGATACTGTTCGTATTGCTTCGGGTGGTGTTGCTCAATGCCACGTTTGCCGAACGTGCGCCGTTTTCGTACGATATAATGGCGTTTTCGCGTGCTTGCGCGATTTCACGGTTGTATGCGTCGGCACGGTGCGCGTCGATCGCGCGACGTTGCAGCGCGTAAGTCGGTATGTCGTGCGATATGAGTGTTTTGAGCACGTCCGTGTTCGGCACGTCGGCGGTAATGCTAGTTCCGTTCATGGCGGCAATACTGATAGCCGTATTGCCATCGCTGCCTATTCCGTCAAGCCATGCGATTTGACGCAATATCGGATAACTTAGGGACGTGACGGACTGTACCGAAAGTCGCCCGCAATCCGCTATTTCCACACGGCTTTTATTGCCGAGATTGTCGGATACCTCTAAGTGCGCGTACGGTGCAAGATACAGTCGTGTTATTTGTTCGTATTCACTAGCGTAGCCGAAATCGTCGATAGTCAAATCAATTTCGGATAGCTTTGCCCGTGCGCCGCTGACCGTATGCCATTCGACGCCATTCACGTTGACGGCGTTACCAAGTCGCATCATGTTTGCGGTGGCAACGAAAATTGCTGTGATCTGTGACATAATATGTGGATAATACGCGAAAAGCGTGTCGAAATAATCGCCTGATATTTTGGACGATTCGAGCGCATACATGCTTACGTTGCTTGTAGTAAGATTATCGATTGAATTGTATGATGTGCCCGCGCCGGTAACGTTTGATGTGGAAATGTTTCCGGCACCCCATGAGAAATTCGTTACCGTGTCATCGGCATTACTGTATGTCGGGTCGCTGTCCGCAATGTTCGTACCGCGCGTGTCGCGCATGGTTTGCAATTGTTCAGGTGAAAACGTTGCGGCCACACAGATATATCTTGCACCGTTTTGCAGATTAATCGGCGTACTTTTTCTTATATTCGATGCGGCGTTGCCATAGTCGACGTCGGGCAGCGTGAAATCACGGCAATTCGCGCGCGGGTTTTTCAGCAGTTCTTGCGGTGTCATTTCCGTTAACGGCGCGTGCCCGCGTGTCAGCACCATTCCGTTAATTGTGGTGCTGTTGATATAGTCCGTCCATACGTCGCGCATAAGCGTGCATGTTGTCGTGTTCGGTGCTTCCGCGCGCACGGAAGTGATAAAAAAATGATAGCGTGTCTGCACGTCGGTTTTTTGATACGGCGTATTAACAATATCATGTGAAAAGTCAACGACAATGTAATTGTATTGTTGTACCGTCATGTAAGGCACGGGCAATTTTATGCCGTCCGTGTCGGCGCGCGCGATATACATGTTCGTTGTCAACTTGACGGTTTCGCCGTCTAGGTTGTCAAACCATTCGTTTCTTGTGGCGTCATCGGGGAATTTCACGACGTCATGGTAATCATCGTACCAATTCACATGACACAACTTGATTACAGTGTTCGGAGTCCAAACATTGTAATCGAAAACGTTGCGGTACTGCTCGTATACGCGCGTGTCCGTGCCGGGGAACGTCGTTGCGTTTTGCAAATGTGGGAAATCCATTTTCGCACCCTTTCTTATATGAAAATGAGTGATGCTTCATGTGAAACACCACTCATTTATATCATAAATGATTTCAGATTATGCGACGGTGAACGTGCATGTTGCGGAATGTTCCGTAGTCTCGCCGTTCGGATTGACATACGTGGCGGTGCCCGTCACGGTAATGACGTCACCGGTCACAAGTCCGTCACGCTGGACATGCAAGCGCGCTTGATCATCAACGAACGTGTTAACGTTGAGATCGAACGCCGCGCCGTGCGCGTCATCCCCGCTTGCGGCATGGTTCGCCGTAACCTCGTACGTAGCCGCGTTCGGTGCCACCTGTATGGCGGTGCCGGTTGGCGCGACGGTGGCGGTGAGCTTGGGCGTGAGCTGTATAAGATCACCCGCTTTGGCGGTGCCCGTGGCCGGGGTCAGCGTGAAACCTGTCACTGCCTGAGTCACAACATTGATGGATGTGCCCGCGTCGGTGGTGAACAGCGCGCATGGCGTGAACGGCGATACGCCATAAATGCCCCAGTGGTTGAGGTACAGCGTATTGGAAACAGTTTGCGGATTGTAGAACTGCGTAGTGCCGTACATGGTGTCTCGCACCTGATACCAATCAGTCGATACAAGCAACGCCACCGCGCCATCGATACCGAGGCTTGGCACCTGAATAATACGATACGGTACGTCGGCCTTGTCCAGCTGGAACACGGCGGACAACGCGTCAACGTCGAGCGACGCGAGATATTCCGGCTCGATCAGCAACACCATTTGCTGCGGGTTAGCGTATGCCGGAATGTCGGTGACGTTCAACGCGTTGTACTGCGTTGACGGGAACTGCATGCGGCCGGCGGTCGCACGCAATGCCTTGAGCAAAGTCTTGGCGGTGGTTTGGTCGCTTGGCACCGCGTCAAGATGCACTTTGTAGAAACCAAGATTCTGCTCGTAATGGCGTATCAGCGCAAGCATGATGTTCATTTCATCGTAATTGTCGGAATTACGTGGCGTTTCCATAATCTGCGCGACGAAACGGTTCAAGCCGAAATCATCCACGAAAGCCTGACGCAATTCATCGTCAGTCCATGAAATTGGGTATTGGTCACGGCGGTTCATTTCGTAGAACCACACCGCCGCTTCAGGACGGTGCATTTTCAACAAATCTTCCGCGTCATCCTTGTAGCCGTGCGCCTTAATCCACTTAATTGCGATTTCCTGTACAGTCGAACCCCAGTACAAGTTTTCTTTTTTGAAAATCGACAACGGGTTTTCAAACGGCGCGTTCTGCGCCATTACGGTCAGCCCGATACGATTAACCATGTTCCAAACACAATCGTTCAAATATTGGCGGTTCATCGGGTCGAACAAGTAGCGCATGGTGTTCGCCACACCTGTCTGCGTTGCGCTCGGAATACGCTGCTGATAATCGTCAGTGCCCTTGGCACGCACCTTATCCAAAATTGTCGCATTGTCTACAGCCATAATATTTTCTCCTATCGATTAAAGCGCGTAGTCGAGATTTTCCAAGTCTTCCGCCGCCGCTTGCGCGATTGCTTCCGCAGCGTCATCGTCGTTTTCCTTGACTGTTGCGCCGTTTTCGACCATTTGCGCAACGGAGTCGGTGAAATTGTCATATATGCCGTCGATTCGTTCGCTAATTGCGGCCGTGCGATCGCTTAACGCGCTAACCTTGTCAAGCACGTCACGCAGCATGTCGCGCAAATCATCAAATTCACCCGCGCGGTGCGCTTCGTTTTCCGTAAGATCATCGCGTTCGGCGGTGTCCCTTTCCTCGGGAGTTTCATTATCCATTATTTTTTCCTTTCATATATGAAAAAGTCGTGCCGGTGAAAATACCGAACCGGCACGACTTAAGAATAGCATACGTGCAACATGATTCACAACGATGGACGGCGCGCTTTTCCCTCACGGCCATATCATTGGCGGAGTCAACCGTGGTTATCAATGATAATGTTTTATCGTCCTCGTTACGGCACCTTGCGTATGCCGTGGTTATTTTACACCGAAATTTCTAAGCATTGCAATTACAGCGTGTTGCGTTTCCACCGTGTCATAACGTAAATATCCTAATGCATAATATGACGTAAGATTTCTAATCAAGTCCTTTGCCACATTTGCCGTAAGGTAATTAAGTTTATTATCATCCGTCGTGATCGCAAAATATGGCACATGCGCGCCCGCATCATATTTTGAGGATGCAAAAACGTAGCCACAACGTAAGTCAACATAAACGCCATACTCGTGCCGCAACCAACGGAAGACATACGTAAGTTTAGCGTGTTTGTGCGGTTTTTCAAGAAAATCAGTGTTATAGTGCTTGAATTTGTTTTTAGCGATGACATCAGCGTTATTTTTCATCATGCGCCCCGCGACTGTGTTTTTCATTTTCTGCGCAGCGTATTTATCATCTTCAACATAATCGAAAATACACGTTTTACCGTCAAGCCATTGCAAACCAAACTCGGGTTCTAAGGGAACGTTATAATGTTTAAAATACGGATTATATGCGTCGCACGCATTACCTAACAAAAAGATTCGCGGTTTACGTAGCTTGTTATCGTCGGCGCGTTCGCGCGTTACGGTGTCTACAAGATTGGCTAATTGTTCATATTCGTTGCGCAAATAATGGTGATACACGTCATCGGGGTCTATAATAATTTCATCCATGCAAATATTACGTACATTAACATATGTGCTTTTTTTCTTCTGCTGCTGTAATGATAATGGGATGAAATAACCACATGTCCGCCATTTTTTATCGCCATTACGACGTATTTCAGCTACCTTGTTATGTACCCTAAAATCGTAGTCGGGAAAAATATTATCCTCTATTATCCTGTCAAAATATTTTGCCGCCACGTCGTTATTTTCCTCTCGGTACCGTGTGACTTCAACAAAACAGATATTGTTTTTAATATAATCCTCTAGCATGTACCGGCGCACGCCGTAAGTTTTACCGAGGCCACGCGCGCCAATTATAAGATTTACGTCAGCGTCGCGCGGCAATATCTGTGTTCTAAGCCGATCATAATAATATTTCGCCATCAATACTCACAATCATAGGTTTGCCGTCCCGCATAATAAGTTCGCGGGGCGTTGTTTCCGCATTCCTATTATACGTGTTTCGTATGTATGTCAGATTCTCGCCGTTAGCTTGTTTATCCGATTCGCCTAGCCATCTGCCGGACGGATACAATGCGATCGCTTCGGGCGCGTCAACATGATATGTCGCGCCCTGATAATCGGTGACGGTGCCGACGTACCTGTCCCATACATGCGGGCAGCCACGTTGCAACGTGTGGCAAATCTCATAATCTACCAATACGTCATAACCAAGCGATATTTGTACGGTTTCCGCGAAACCGTGCCCCACATGCATGAGATCGGCTATAAAATCTTCAATGGTGTACGCACCGTCCGGCCGTGGGAGTCCGGCGCAAGTGACATGCACGCGCCCGTTCTTGTCCAAACTCACGCGTGCTTTGTTCCACAATTCCATATGTTCGACATAACGCGTGGCACCGCCACAGTCCTCAACCTCGAATTTTCCGATATGATCTAGCGTTGACGCCATGTCGGGCGCGGTATTTCGGACGCGTCGCATGGTGCGGTTAATCGCGTTTTCAATCGCGTTATGCAGCGGTTTGAGCGCATCCAGCAATTCCGCGTCACTCACATCAGCATCGCAACTGATTTTCAGACTATCGGTATCGCCGCCCGTGACCACTACGCGTGCGCCGAAATGACGGTATATTAGCATCATGGCAATTAAGAGATGCATTCTACTGCCCGCTACGATTCGCATTCCGTACGTGTAGAGAACACGTGGTGTTTTCGGCCGTTTTTTCGCAAAATTCTCGGGAGTGCAAACAGTGTTTTTATCAACTTCAAGCTCGCCGTTTCCCGTCACGCGATAATCCGCTTTCATAACGTCCTGTGCCTGTGTGCCATATATGCCATTAAATTGCCCCTTAACAGTAGACCCGTAATAAGATTGCAGAAATTTCATGCTCAATGTACCCGCCTTAGCGTCGCGTGCGATACCCTCGGGGATTGAATCAGGTATTTCGCCCACGTACGCCGTGCCTTCATGATAATGTTTAATCAGGTTTTTCACGTCGGTTTTCCGTGCAAACAACATGTTGGATTGCAAGGTTACGTAATCGGGCGGAACAATCGTTTTAGTGGTTGCTTCACCGTGCAGTACATACATTTCGTCAAACTCGTATACTTGCGCCACGTTCCACAATTCAATTTCATTGACATGTAATATGCACTCGTCCGCCCGATATAATTTACCGAAAGCGTACGTTGGATTAACGGCGCTGTCAACGTAACCATGCGCCCTAACGCTGTTTTCCTGTGTTTTCGCGCGTTCGTTGTTGCTATAATCGGTGTCCGCTTGCAACGTTTTCACAAACTTGGAACGTGGACATATTGCAATCCCCCACGCATCGAAACATGTGTTTTCGCGCAATCTGAGATTTACGAATCTCACCGCAGCATGCAATCCCGTCAGAAACGGGTCATCATAATTCGTCAACACGGTGTCAAGCGGCGTGCTAACGATACGATCGCATACGATTTGCAGAATATCCGTAGGCACTGTAGCGAATTTTACCGGCAGTCGTCGTCCGTTAATAAATGCGTGATGCATCGATGTAACGTCCAAAGACGCGACATTATCCACGACAACACTAGCGGTTTTAGCGCTCGTAAACGTCAAACCGCCACGGAAACATGCCTTACGAAGCGCATACGATTCATAGTCCTTCGGAAATTCCTGATTGCACGTCATCTCGAAAGCGCGTTGCAATGTGATTTTCTTACCACCTTGCAACGTGACTCGCCGTCCGCCGATCTCACGGCGTGCCATCTGCCGCACAAGTGACGTCTTGGTAAGCACGCGGCAACCCAGCATATCAGGCGTAAGCCAATGATTCGCACGCAAAAGCCATTGCAGATATTGCGGAATTACCTGTACGTCACGCCGCGCGTAAAACAATTCTTCCTCGGTCAACGGAGTTTCGGGCGTGCGCACGAGTGAGTAATCCCAGTCGCCCACCGCTTTCGGAAGACCACATGTCTCGCCCATCGCGCGCAGTCCGCCCATTTCAAGATAGAATGTATCCCAAAAGCGGCACACCACGGTATCGTTCACAAGCAGATCGAGCGTGTATACGCTTGTGGCGGTTTGCGCGTTAGCCTCAATCGTGTACGTCTGCGCCAATTCCAGCATGAGAGTCTGCATGTCGAACATAAGGTTATAAGCTGCGATAATCGGAACATAACCGTGCGCGCGCCCATATTCGATAAGATCGCCAATGTATGTCAGCGCTTCGGACGTATGCCGGTAAAACCGCACATCGTCCGTATCGGGAGTGTACAATTCCAGTGGCGTATTACGCAAATCGTTGAAAATGTATAATATCGGGTACGCGCGTGTTTCGACACCTTCACCAATGTTCGTTGTTTCGGTGTCGAATATCGCCGCTACCTTAAATTCCTTGCGTTCTTTCATCGTAATACATCGGGTGAAACCGCTAATAGCCATATCGGGCTTCCACCGTCAACGTCCGTATAATCCTCTAATTCACCCACATGCGTTTTCATACGTTCGGCATATTGCAAAGCTTTTTCGTTGCGTGCCATAATGGTGTCAAAGAGCTCGCTTAATGAATCAGCGTCATATGCTTTCATGATAACTTCAAGCCGTTTGTTCGGCGGAACGTTCGATTTCTGCCATACGTTTTGTGTATATCGCCAAAACACCTTGACTTTTTCCCGTCCGAAATCACCTAACGCGCTCGGCATTCCCTTGGATGCCATACGCATTTCCTCGCGAAAAATGTTGAACGAACGCGCGCGCTCCCTCGCACGCCCTTTACCGCCACGCACGCCGCTCACCTGTTGCACGAGCTTATCGGCGCTTTCGTTCGCACGCCGATACAGTTCATCGCGCATGCCGCTATTACGGACACGGCCAACATACGTGTTTTTCAGCTGCGTTTCAAGCCGTTGTATGTAAACGCGCCGTGCGTTCGCTTCACTTTCAGGCATGTTTTTGGTAATGCTTTTTTTCAGACTGTTGATCGCGCGACGCACGCGCTTGCGTTTCGCGGTCAATACATCCGCTTGTTTATGCGCTCTAGGCATGTTCGCCACCTTATAAAAAAGTGCCGTAACATGTACGGCACTTTTTTTGTTTCATTTCACACTACTTGATTTCAAGCGATTTCGTGGAACGGCCGCCGCCCAACGGTGTCTGCTTGACCGCAACGGTGATGCCGTCAGGCGCGTTAAAATCGGGGAACATATCGTAGATATCCAACACACTGCGGTAGATACCCTGTGACTGACTGAAATACGTGTTGCCGTCCTTTCCAAAAAGATAGACGTTTGCGCATTTCTGTCCAGTCTGAGAACGCACGCCCGGCGCGATATAGACACCGACAACCGTTAACGATTCCGCACCGTGTCCGTTCAGCGACAACGCGCTATTACGTGCGTTGACGATCGCGCGCTTGCCCTCAAACGTGCTGCTGTCCATCGTGCAAATATAACGATAGTTGACAGCAATGTTCTGTGCGGTTTCGTTAGCGGTGGTGTCGTTCATCTGTTCGTTTTCCTCGTTCATTTCGATTCCTTTCAGAATTCAATTTCTTCGTTGTCGTTGTCGTTATCGTTGTCGTTATCAGCGTCGGTGCCGGCAACCGCAACGCGTTCGGCGTGCTCAATGAATGTATCAGCGTCCATGACGTACACGGTTTTCTCAACTGTGATATCGTCAATCAACACGTTAACAATACCGGCGTCCATAAGCGCTTTCACAGCCATTTCAACGTTGCGAACGTTTCCGATGGTATGGAACGTCTGTGATACGCCGTCTCGATCATAATAGCTTATGGTGCTGTCAGCGATTACTTTACGAATCTTTCGCATATTTATTATCCGTTTCTATCTTTTTACCACCTATTTGGTGGCATAAATATTTATAGCACAAAAAATCGGCGTGCGCAAAAAGCAACACGCCGATTATTGATATTGATTCTCAATAACGCAAAATCTGCCCCGGATAAATCAAGTTCGGGTTAGACAAACCGTTAAGCGACGCGACACGTGCCCAATCACCGCCGAAAATCGACCACAAAGACTCACCGGACGCAACCACATGCGTACGCGCTACATTCGATCGCGCAGCCACAGCACCGCCATAACACACGGTTTCACCCGGATAAATCACAGCCGGATTACCCGACGCGTACCCGTGCCACAACTGCCACGGCAACAAGCCCGTGCGCTCAGCAATGCCCGACAACGTGTCACCCGACGTGACCACCACGCAAGCAGACCGCACGACATTGCCACCGGTGTTCGTGCCCGACGCGGACACATTCGCACCGTCGCCATGCGCGTATGCATCCCACTGCCACCGTTCGCCACGGAAATAATTCAAATCCAATCGGCCAGCATACCCTGAAACATATCCGTTCGACGTGTACTGCCGCATGGCTTCACCATACGCACCATACAGCCACGGCGTTTCCTGATAACCGGTGACAGCCATTGACGCATATTGCGCAACCCACACGCCACAATGTTCCCGCACGAACGAAGTAAGCTGCCCCAGCGCGGACGCCTGAACATAGACGATCGGCCACACCTGCGTGCGATCATGCACATGCCGAACCCACGTTTCAATCCACGCGCCGTTACCAAACTGCGGATTATCCTGAGATTCCCAGTCCAAAACAAGTACTGCGTTACCGACGTACCCGCGCACATTATCTATGAAAAAGTCAGCTTCCGCGTTCGCGTCACGTCCCATCGCATAATGATACACACCGATACTCTTGCCACTATTCGTTGCGCGTCCGAGCTGATAGTTCGCGGCCTGATTCACGCCATTGACCAAACATGTATTATTAAAACCGCCGATACCCCATGTGGCACCCGCTACAATAAAATCAGCGTCAACCGCTCCCGTGTCAATATCACACTGCCAATTGCTCACATCAACACCGCGCATATCCGCGCTTGCAGATGGCGCAAAAAACAATGACAACGCGCACACGCACGCCGACACGCTACGCCACATTCGTATCATCACTATCACCCTTATTATTCTTGAGCAATGCAATAAGTTCTTCCGTCAGAACATTGTTCTTAGTCATCAAATCATTAAAGTCACTGAACGTCGTGGCGATAAACCACGCCATCCCGCAACACGCGACAATCGGAAAACCCACACTTCCGACAACGGTCACAATCGCACTAATATCCATCAAAAACACCTCACAAATAAAAAAGGTCATGACACATCGAACGACATGCCATGACACAATATATCACAATCACGTAGCCTATCCGGGAATTGAACCCGGCACGCACATTTTATAAGAATGCCGCTCTAACCAACTGAGCTAATAGGCCATTATTCTCACCCCTCCCACAATCCCCTCCGCATCAAATCAACAATATCACGACAACACGTAAACACATAATCCGACACGTACGAATCACATTTAAACCACTTTGCACTCATAACAACAGGTTTAACACGCTGTTCGCCACGTACCCTATAACCTTTGACAAAATCACAACTATTACGCTTGCAAAACACGTGCGCAATTCCCCCTTTTTTCTCAATCACCGCTTAATACGGTAACCTAAACAAACTGCGCCCGGAACGTAAAACACGCCATCATCAAGCACATCCCTAAGCCCGTATGCACCAATGCAATCAACAAACCGAGTTTCGATTAAACAATCGGACGCAATATCAACAAAATACACAAACACATCGTAAATACTATTCACGTTAAAATCAATTGAATTAGACAATGCTTTAATATTCATGAAACTCATTTTATTTTTTCCTTTCATCGAAACCGATACCTACATAATACCACACCGCGTAACATGACACGCCACAACCACACCGCGATTCCACGCGCACTTCCGCGTACCACACCACACAACACATGT